ATATTTGATGGCGGTACAGGTATAGATACAACCGTAACAGACAATCAAGTTTCATTTGCTATTGACAGTACAGTTACAACAAATACTGGCACACAAACTTTAACAAATAAAACAATCAGTAGTGCTAATAACACAATTACAATTACTGAAGCAAACATTTCTGACTTAGGTTCTTACATAACTGCTTCAAGTACAGATACATTAACAAATAAAACATTTGACGCAAATGGTACAGGTAACTCAATATCAAATATTGAAGTTGCTGATTTTGCTTCTGGTGTTTTAGATACTGATTTAAGTTCAGTTGCTGGAACAGATACAACACTTGCTTCAGCAAAAGCAATTAAAGCTTACGTAGATAGTCAAGTTGCTAACCAAATGACTACCATCACAATTGCTGATGATAGTTCAACAACATCTACAATTACTGAATCAGATACATTACAATTCTTAGGTGGAACTGGTATTAGTTCAACTGTATCAGGCGATAGTGTTACTTTCGCAATTGATAACACAGTTGTTACTACAACAGGTTCACAAACGTTAACAAACAAAACGTTAACATCACCAGTTATTGCTACTATCTCTAATACAGGTACTTTAACATTACCTACTTCTACTGATACACTTGTTGGTAGAGCGACAACTGATACTTTAACAAACAAAACTATTAATAGTGCTTCAAACACAATCACTATTACTGAAGCAAACATTTCTGATTTAGGTTCTTACATTACTGCTTCATCTACTGATACGTTAACAAATAAAACAATTAACGCTTCTCAATTAGTTGATGGTTCAGTTACAAATGCGAAGTTGGCTAATTCATCAGTTACAATTGCTGACGATAGTTCAACTACAAGCACTTTATCTTTAGGTGAAACATTACAACTTTTAGGTGGAACAGGTATTAGTTCAACTGTTTCTGGTGATAGCGTTACATTTGCTATTGACAATACAGTTACAACAAATACTGGTACTCAAACACTTACAAACAAAACAATAAGTGGTGCTTCAAACACTTTATCAAACATTGGTAACTCATCATTAACTAACTCTACAATTACAGTAGCTGGTAATAGTGGTTCTAATGCTGTTGATTTAGGTGATACATTAACTATACAAGGTACAGCAAATGAAATTGAAACTGCTGTTTCTGGTGATACAATTACCATTGGATTACCAAATGATGTAACAATCGGAAACGATTTAACGATTACTGGTAACTTAACAGTTAATGGTACTACAACAACAATATCTACAACTAACACAGTTGCTTCAGATACATTATTTGAATTAGGTAACGGAACAACAGGTTCGCCTGCTAATGACTCTGGTATCGTAATTGAAAGAGGTGATAGTGATAACGCATTTATCGGATTTGACGAAAGTGCTGATAAGTTTATTGTTGGAACAGGTACATTTACTGGTGCTTCAACTGGTAACTTAACAATCACAACAGGTACGTTAGTTGCGAATTTAGAAGCGACAACAGCGACATTAGGTGGTAGTGATGTTATATCAACTGACAACACTAAAACTTTAACTAATAAAACAATTAGTGGTTCTTCAAACACAATCACAAACATTGGTAACTCATCATTAACAAATAGTACATTTACTATTGCTGATGAAAGTTCAACAACTTCAAATGTTGCACTTGGTGAAACTTTACAATTCACAGGTGGTGAAGGTATTGATACATCAGTGTCTGGTGGTATATTGACAATCGCTGGAGAGTTAGCAACAACTTCAAACAAAGGGGTTGCTTCATTTAGTTCAGATAACTTTACAGTTACAAGTGGTGCTGTTACAGTTACAAGTATTGACGGCGGAACATTTTAATTAGTCGTCAATTTTAGGAGATTTGATTTATGGCGACTATTATAAAGCTAAAACGAGGTACAACTACTCCAACTACTGGTGATATTACTAGTGGTGAAGTAGCAATAGATACTTCGGCACAAAAACTTTATATTAATGATTCAGGCACTATTAAAGAGATTAATGGTAAAGACATTGATATCACAGGAAGTGCTACAATATCAGGTAACCTAACAGTTGATACAAACACACTCTATGTTGATTCTTCAAATAACAGAGTCGGTATTGGAACAACAAATCCAGCATATCAAGTAGAAATAGAAAACACTGGCGCAAACGCTCTATTAGTGTTAGATAGAACAGACGGCGCTGGCTGTTTTATTGAAGGTCAAGCAACTCGTTCAGCATTTGGATCTGTTGGTGCTACACCTTTGGCACTAGCATATAATAGTGCGGCAGTGGTTACAATAGGGGCAAGTGGTGCCATTACAGTTAATCCTGACGGAGCAAATCCTTTTACTTTTCCAACAAGTGATGGTAGCGCTAATCAAGTATTACAAACAGATGGTTCTGGTAATTTAAGTTTTGCTAGTGTAAGTAGTGGTGGAAATGCCTTTTCTACTATCAATCTAAATGATTCGACAAATGTAGTCGCTGATTCAACATCAGATACATTAAATTTAGATTCATCAGGCCTTATAAGTATTACAGGTGATGCTAGTACAGACACAATTACAGTCGGTACAGTATCATCAGCAACGATACCATTTTTAAAAGCAGATGGTTCTAGTTCAAACATAGATTTACAAACATCAGGCACAATTGGTGATGTTATAAGTAATCTACACATACCATTTACTTTGGCAAATGGTACAGGTGTAACAACATTGGTGGTAGCATAAAATGACAATTAAAACTCCAGTTAAAGCGACATTTACAGGTAGTGATGTAACAGGTCTTGCTGAATTTCAATCAGCAGATTTTATTGGTGTTGTTGATGGTGGTACAGGTGCGGTAACATTTTCTGCTGGTATATTAAAGGCAGACGGAACAAACGCATTTACAACTGTTACTGCTCCATCAGGTACAATTGTTGGTACAAGTGATACTCAAACACTTACAAATAAAACAATTGACGCTTCAAGTAATACTATTTCAAATATTGGTGTTTCTTCTTTAACAAGTTCAGGTATAACTATCGTAGATGATAGTTCATCTTCAGCAACTATAACTTTAGGTGAAACATTAAAGATTTCAGGTACATCAAATGAAATTGAAACAGCAGTTTCAGGTGATTCAATTATAATAGGATTACCAAGTAATGTTACAATTGGAAATAACTTAACAGTAACAGGTAATTTAACTGTACAAGGAACAACTACAACAGTTAATTCTACAACAATAGAAATTACAAACTCATTTACTTTTGAAGGTTCAACAGCAGATGATTATGAAACAGTATTAGGAGTTATTGATCCTACAGCTGATAGAACAATTAATTTACCTAACGTTTCAGGTACACTTCCAGTTTTAGCAGCTGCAAGTACAACACAAATTACAGCAACACCAGAAGAATTAAATTATTCTGATGGTGTAACTTCAAATATTCAAACTCAATTAGACGCAAAAGCAACAAACGCTTTCGCAATTGCACAAGCGGTTGCATTAGGATAGGTTAAAGAAATATTATGGCAACACCAGCAACAAGAGAACAATTAAAACAATATGCTTTACGTACATTGGGCAAGCCTGTCATTGAAATTAACGTAGATGACGACCAATTAGAAGATAGATTAGATGAAGCATTACAATACTTTGCTCAATATCACTATGATGGTGTAGAACGAGCATATTTAAAATATCAAGTAACTCAAACTGATAAAGATAGAGTAAAATCTCCTGAAGGTGATTCAGCATCTTCAGTAACTAAAAATTCAGTTACAACTAACTTTACTGAAGCAAACAATTACATTATAGTTCCTGAGTCAGTATTGGCTGTAACAAATATATTTCCATTATCAGATAAACACAATAATAATTTATTTGACATAAGATACCAATTAAGATTAAATGACTTGTATGATTTTTCATCTACAAGTATTATTCATTATGATATGGTATTAAGACATTTAGATTTCTTAGATCACATATTAGTTGGTGAAAAACCATTAAGATTTAATCAATATAATAATAAATTATACATTGATATGGATTGGAAAAATGACATTCAAGTTGGTGAATACTTAATTATTGAGTGTTATAGAAAACTAGACCCTACAGTTATGACTGATGTTTACAATGATATATTTTTAAAAAGATATGTTACGGCCTTATTTAAAAGACAATGGGGTGCAAATCTTAGCAAGTTTAATGGAGTTACAATGATTGGTGGAGTTTCATTAAATGGTCAACAAATATTTCAAGAGGCGCAACAAGATATACAAAAACTTGAAGAAGACATAAGAGGCACATACGAAACGCCTGTAACGTATATGATAGGATAATGAAATGGCAGTCAATCATTACTTTAACGGTGGAAACGGAATTGGAGAAAATTCCGAAAAAAGACTTTACGAAGATTTAATCATAGAAGGCCTACAAATCTACGGCCAAGATTGCTATTACTTACCAAGAACATTAGTTAATCAGGACTTAATATTAGGCGAAGATACGTTATCTAAGTTTGATGACTCTTACCTATTAGAAATGTACATTGAAACTACTGAAGGTTTCCAAGGCGAACAAGAATTAATCTCTAAGTTTGGTTTAGAAATAAGAGATGATACTAAGTTTGTAATTGCTAAACGAAGATGGCAAGACCAAGTAGATAATACAGCAACTTTAATTAAAGATGGAAGACCAAATGAAGGTGATTTAATTTACGTACCTTTATTTAATTCTTTCTTTGAAATACAATTTGTTGAAGATCAAGAGCCTTTCTTTCAATTAGGTAATCTGCCTGTTTATAAATTAAGTGCTACGAAATTTGAGTACAGTTCAGAAGGACTTAATACAGGCATTAATGCAATTGACGAAGCTGAAGATAATTTATCACTAGATCAATTACAATTTCAATTTACTTTAGAAAATGAGGTAGGTTCAATTTTATTAGAATCTTCTACTGGTGAAATAAACTATTTAATCAATGAGTCATTTAGTCTTGCTACACAAACAAGAGACTATGCAGACAATGCTACTTACGAATCAGACGCAGGTTTTGGTACAACAAGTACGGCCGATGATATATTAGACTTTACTGAACGTAATCCGTTTGGAGAAATTGACGAAGGATTTTAACTATGTTTGGAAAACATTTTTACCACGAATCATTAAGAAAAGTTGTTGTGGCCTTTGGCACAATTTTTAATAACATTACAATTCATAGAACAGATAGTTCTGGTAATGTCGTACAATCTATTAAAGTACCTTTGGCTTATTCACCAAAAGAAAAGTTTTTAGCAAGATTAGAACAACAACCTAATTTAGATAATAGGGAATTTTCAATTACATTACCTCGTATGGGTTTTGAAATTGCAGGTATTAGTTATGATCCTTCTCGTAAATTACAAAAAATGGGTAAGTTAAGAGCTGCAAGAACAGATAGATCAGATGTAATGGACTATCAATATAATCCTGTGCCTTATAACATAAGTTTTAATTTATATTCATTTACAGCAACTGCTGAAGCTGGTTTACAAATTATAGAACAAATCTTACCATATTTTCAACCTGATTACACAGTAACCATTAATGCAATACCAAGTATGAATATTAAAAGAGATGTGCCAATTATTTTAAATAGTGTAAATTATGAAGACACTTATGATGGTTCATTTACAACAAGACGTGCTGTAAATTATACTTTAGGTTTTGTTGCAAAGACATATCTATATGGGCCTGTCTATGCTAAAAGAGTTATTAAAGAAACTCAAGCAGACTCATATACAGATACAGCAG